TTAATAATTAAAACTATTAAACGCTTCTAAAATTTTATCTTTATCCTTATGTTCATCTGCTCTAACTATCATAAGATCATTTTTAAACACTACTGGAACATTAATCCCATTCATATTTATTTTCCCTTTTTTAGCTTGTTCATAAAACTTTTTCTCATCTTCTTTTAGATTTTTAGAATCATAATAATATATTTCTATAGGACTCCCATTTAAATCAAACTTATATCCATTTGTAGCACCTAACATAGAATAAGCCAATTCTTTGTTATCACCAACTGTAAAACCAGCTTTAACAAATTCTTGTTTTAGTCCATCTAATGGATTTACATTTTTATTGCTTTCTTGTTTAACAGTTTCTTTTGTGTCTGCACTCGCGGTTGATTGAGAATTACCACACCCAACTAAACTAATTATTGTAAGCAATGCTAATACACTAGTTATAAGCTTTTTCTTCATCATTAAACCCTCCTTATACATCTTCATACTATAATTGTATGTTATTTGGTATCTTTGTCAAATATAATAAAAAATAGATTATGAAGTTTAGTATTAAAGAAACTTATACTATGAAATTATACACAACAAAAGAGATAGCACTCTCATTATTTTTGCTATCTCTTTTTTAAATCTTTTGATAATAATTCACATTATTTCTTATATCCTCGCTTGCCATTATGAGGATTTATATTACCTTTATGGCTATAATTATTGCTTGTTGTACTATCCTTTTTAGTTCTATAATGTCCATTTACATAAGTTCCATTCTTTCTATAATATCCACTAACCCAAGTTTCATTATTACCTTTTGGAGTATAATCATAATAACTATCAGATGCAGAGCTTGTAGTATCTACATTGCTAGAAGACGCATTTGTTGTATTTTTATGTTTTACAGTATAGTCATCATCATCTTCTTCATAGTCTATATCATCTTCGTCATTATTATAATCCGATTGTTTAGTTTCTTTACTTTCATTTCTAATTGAATCAGTTTTTGAATTATCTGTAGCCAAGTTGGTTGTTTGAGTATTTTTATCAATTGCGTTATTTGCAACATTTGATAATTGTTGAACCCATTCTCCATTCGAATTGACATAATATCCATTAATAGTTGTATCATGGGCCATATAACCATTAGAATAAAAATAGTACCACTTATCACCTATGTGCCTCCAATTAGTAGCCCAAGAATTTCCTTCCGTATACCACCATCCAGTATTATCTTGTTTCCAAGCAGCATGTGCTGCTAATGGTGTTGCCGCTAATATTGTAATTAATGTAACAAAACTAGCTATCAATCTTTTAAAGTTTTTCATTAAAACATCCCCCTTAAATTTTATTTCTTCATAACTTTATTTCTACATCTCACTCTAAATTCCTTTAATATACATTTTGATAATATTAAGTAAATAGTGGTTCCTAATTAAAATTCATAAATGCATCATTAATGCTTATACTATATTTCATGATTTAGGGCAAAAAAAATAAAAGGTAGACTAAGTATTTATACCTAATCTACCTTTACAACAGAGTATATGCAATTTAGCAATAAACATTATATCATATTACTTTATATCATAAAACCAATTTCCCAATGCTTCTTTTAATTCTAAACATTCGCTCATAGGTAAGTTTTGCGTTTCAACCCATATGCCCCTTTCATTTGAATTTGCATAAACACGAATATCTTTAAAATATTCCTGCACATATTCCATGTCTACTCCAATAAAACTTCCATCTCCCCTATATCCATTAGGAAGATAAGTAGTTCTTACATATCCAGTAGTTTTATTTAATATCCCTTCATTAAACTCATTCATATCACAATCAGTATTTATTCCACTTACAGATCCTGTTTCACTATATTGATGTCCCACTCTATTAGTAAAGAAATTAGAATCTAATTGCCATGGAGTATTGTTGTAATTAGCTTCCCATAACAGATAATCTGCAATTCTATTATCTAAGTTATCCATAAAGCTAGTATAAGTATAAATACCTATTTGCATATTAGATAACTCTTTAAATTTAGCAATGAATCTTAATATATAATCCATTAGTCCATCAAAATTAGTTTCTACATCTAACATTGGAATTAGATCATTAGCTTTATCCTTTATGGCATTATAAAAATTATTAGCCTGAGTTTCTGGTGTGCTAGTTCCGACTAAGAAATGATAGAATCCTGTTTTTAATCCTGAGTAATGCGCATTAGAATAATTAGTATCTAAATAACTATCTTTAAAAGTTGTTCCTTCTGTAGCCTTAATATAAACAGCTTCTACTCCTGCTGCTTTTACCTGGTCAAAATTTATATTTCCATTATGATTACTTACATCTATACCTTTCATTTATATCATCCTTTCTATAAAAAAATAAGAGCAACCTATAAAGGCTACTCTAAAAACTAAGCTGTTACTCGTTGTGTTTCTGCATCTGTATTTACTGTTGCTGCTGCAAGTGATTGAAATTTGTTTAATTGATCTTTTAGACTTGCGTTTTCTGTTTGTAATTTAGCATTTGATTCTTGAAGTTGTTTTATAATTGTTGAATTATCCAATACCGCTTCTTTACCAGCATTAACAGTTCCTGCGATTGCTTGGCGTAAATCATCAATATCTTTTTGAGATAGTTCAGGAAACTTTTTTAATACAGCTGCATTAAATTGATCTATTTTTGAAGCCATTTTTTCTTCTATGGTTTTAGAAATTCTCTCATTTTCATCAAGCGCACTCCATATCTTTTTAGCTTCTACGAAATAATTTCTATTCTTTAATATTGCTGTTTCTATTCCTGCCTTTTCTAATTTTGCCTCGAATAATTTAACTAAGATTTTTACTAATGACTTTATCATTTTAAATTCCTTCTTTCTAAATTTTAATTACTAAAAAAAGAGCAACCATAAAAGGCTACTCTTTAATTTCTTTTTTCTCACCATCTTTTAATTGTGCTAATGCATCTTTTAAACCCTCTGGAGCTGGAGCTCCTAAACCTATTGCATTTTCTATCAAACTTAATCCTTCATTCGCTATATAAAAATAGCAAGTCATCGTTCTGAATACCCAAGTTCCTGAATTCAGCAATCTATCTAATAACACTGCTACAATTAATACCGCAAATATAACTACCTTTCTAGCTATACCTTTAAGCCCCTTATCAGAACTCAATTCTTTATTCACGTATCCTCTTAATACACCAGTTGCATAGTCTAAAGCCATAAATGTTACTAATACCCCTAATGGTGTGTCCCATGCCCCGAACAGCCAAGTAAATATAGTCCCTATTATTGCTGTTGCTGTTTTAAAATATTTTATTACATCTTCCACATTACACCTACCCTACATCAATTTTTACAGCAAAAAAGAACCATGTTAGGCTCTTAATTACATATATTTTTTAAGTTCATCTACATCTTTTAATTTTACTTTTCCATCTACAATACAGAAAAGTCTTGAATTTTTCATTACATACTCGTCAAAATCAACAACTACAAAACTATATATCAGTTCATAATCTGTTTTTAATTCTCCGTACATATCCATAGTTTGTTCACCTTGTATTATATCTGCTAAATCTCCTGTACTTTTTCTGAAAAATATTGTCATCTTTGTGCCCATTTTATCCTCCTATGCAATTAATATATAAGTAAAATACACCATTCCACCTCTATGCTGATTGTAAACAAGTCCTTTTGTAACATCATATAATTGGTCAGAAAAACATACTATGTCTAGCGTCATTGTAGTTGCAGTAATACTAGTAATAGAAACACCTCCAGCAAAAGTGTCTCCATTTGGATATGCATTACTAACCGAAGCAATACCTTTGGGAATTTTTCCATTCAACCTATTCACAAAATCAGATGGCAAATTGATTGTTAAAGTTGTTTTGTAGCCACCTACAGCTACCGATGCACTTCCTTGCCCTGTATAACTTAAATAAAAATAAGGTGTAGCGCCATAATTATCTATATGTTCTAATCCATTCTGAGACATTTTAGTATACGCTCCAGTTAAAAGATCCCCAAACTTTGCTCCATCTGCACTAACTTGAAAATATTTAGATATATTATTAAATGCTGTCATAACTTGTGTTGGTGATTGTGTTACTATTGTTCCTATATTATCAGTTAGCCCCCAACCTGTAGCTATACTTCCTTTTTCCAATTTAACGTAACCTAATCTTGTTAAATATCCTCCACTTGAGCTAGTAGACGTTGCATTATGTGCAAATATAACACGACCAAAGCTTTGTGGTGTAGTAAATGTGAAGCTTTGTATAGTATCAGATTTACTAAAATCATAATTGAATACACTATATCCTGTCGAGTTTCCGTTAGAATCATAATATTCCATAGCTGCGGTTGCACTAGTTATAGAACCTTCTTTTCCAAGTGCAAAACTAATTGTGTATGTTGTATTTGTACTTAAATTTAAATTTTCTGTATACATACCACAAGTTGATGTTATTGGGTGTGCAATATATAATGTCCTAGGCATATTATAGCCAGTTTGACCTTGACCAGCATAAACACATGCACTACCCCAAAGATTCCAATGTGTAGGCGCTGTTGTGCTTCCCGGTACTACTCCGTAACTAAAATCACCATTCTGTATTAAATTTACATTGCTAATGTAAGAATTAAATGTTGTCTGTTCTACTTTAGAACTTATTTGCCCTGCCTGTACATTTATTTGAGATTGTAAACTACTTATAGTAGTATTTTGTGCTGTTATTTTACCATTAAGCGTACTTACTGCACTATCTATATTACTTTGTTCTACCTTAAGAGCTATTTGATTTTGTAGTACAGAAACAGAACTTTGTAAGCTACTAACAGAACTATTTACTGTTGTAATTTGACTGTCTATATCTTCAGGAGCTGGTGTCCAATCAGTGTCTGTATTTCCTACTTCCAATTTCCCCAATGCTAAATATGAACAATTTCCTGTGCTACTACCTCCCAACCCAAACCCTACTATTGTTGTTGTATAAGTTGAATTTGTAGTAAATGTATAACTTTTTCTAACCCATTTACCGCGTTCACTTACAACAATATTTCCAATAGTCTTCCATCCACTGTTATCATACCAAACAGATATACTTGCTGTCCCAGTAGTGGAACTTGGGATATAAACCCAAAAAGATAACGTATATTTTGTATTTGCTAATAACGTTACTGTTTGTACTGTGTAACCATTAGTTTGACTTGTTGAACTAACAGCATTTTTTATACATGAAGTAACTCCAATTGGAAAACTTATGCTATCTGGCGCTGTAGTAACTTTAGTTATTGTACTGCTATTTGAACCTCCCCAAGAATTGAGTCCATTTCTTAAATCACTATTTAATAATAAATTCCTGCCACCAACCTGTAAATTATCTATAGCACTTTTAGCTGCATTTGCTGTTGTAGTAACACTAGATACATTGCTATTTAAAGTTGTTATACTTGCATTAATTCCATTTACTCCTGTTTCTAATGTAGATACTCTATTAGTAATACTTGTTACTGCGCTACTATCTGCCTTATTCCCTAAAGTTGTATTAATTGTAGATACAGAACTTTGTAAACTTTGAACACTTGCCTTAATAGAATCCGTAGTCTGATTTATAGTAGATACATTACTATTAACAGTTTGTGTTGCATAATCTTTTACTGATGCAATAGAGTTGTCCACATCTTCCGGTGCTGGAGTCCAATCGGTAGGTTTATTACCTTTTTCTAATTTTAGTCCATAAATTAAATATGCATTGTTATTACTGCTTTCGAATCTGCAAGTTGATGTTGTTAAGGTCCCTGAATTAAATACAAAACAATATCTAGTCCATGTTGTAGAAATTGCTTGATTTTGTGTAAAGTTCTGCGATATAACAGTTGAACCACTATTTACGTAAGCGTTAATGCTAGCCAATGCTGTATCTGATTCTGATTTTATCCATGCTGACAACACATAATTTGTATTCGCTTCTAAAGTAACTCTTTGGCTTAAATCTGTCCACCAAGTAGCAATTCTAATAACTCCAAAACCATTTATTGATGTAGATACTGTATAACTACTAATTCTCGAACCGCCATTATTATCTACCCATCTAGTATCATTCACTACATCATATTCTTTAGTTCTTAACCATAAATTCCTTCCACCAATAGATAAATTAGAAATAGCTGTTTCTGTATTTCCTACTCTAGTAGTTAATCCGCTAGTAGTTAACTCTAAGCTAGAAACTCTACTTACTGTATTAGTAACTGTAGTAGTTAAAGTTGAAACATCTGTACTTGCCTTGTTAGCTGTACTTACTGCATTACTTGCATTAGTACTGGCTGTATTTGCGGTAGAAATTGCTGTATTGGAATTTGTTAAAGCTGTACTGGCATTACTAATAGCAGAATTTGCAGTTGTTACAGCATTACTAGCATTTGTACTCGCTGTTGTCGCTGTTGTCTTAGCACTATTTGCTGTTGTGTTTGCAGTATTAGCAGTATTCACAGCGCTACTTGCATTATTTAATGCTGTAGTAATATTGGTATTAGCTGTAGAAATTTGAGTTGTATGAGTATCTACTGTAGATTTTGTACTACTTAAAGTAGCACTTATAGAACTTAAATTTGTTTCAATGGTTGATGTTCTTGAAGTTACTGACGTAATATCTTTTGTATTGGCGTCAATATCTGTTGTAAGTTCTCCAATACTTGTTTTCATAGAATTTATAGTATTAACTGTTCCATTATAAGCATCTTTAAGTTGAGTTGTAGTTCCATCTGTTGCTGTAATTGTAGTATTAGAAATTAATGTACTTATCTGCCCTTGAATTGCACTAATTGAAGTTGTATTTGTTTCTGTAACAGTTTTTACACTTGTTATGGCTTGGTCTACATCTTCTGGAGCCGGAGTCCAATCTGTAGGAGTATTGCCATATTCCCCTTTTACATTTCTGAATTTAAATGATATGTCATTAGATGATGTTATTATTCCCCAGTTAGAACTTGCATCAAATAAATCATAACTAGCATCGGATTTTGCAGTATACGAAAACCAGCATTTAGTCCAAGTATTTGCTAGCAATGTACGACTACTATTTTGTCTTTTAGTAGTATCATCATTATCATTTCCGCCTGTAGTATTTCCTGTATAGCTATTATTAACATCTGCATTCCATGTACAATCAACTGACGGATTAACTTCCAGACTTATTAAAAGTGTTTTTCCCCTTTCTACAGGTATTTTACCTCCGGATGAAATATAGAATCCATACCCCCATGAAGTTGAACCTTTAGGTGCTACACATATCCATGTATTACTACCTGAATCGTATGTAAAGGAACTGCATCCTCTATTTACAATATAAGCTAATCTAATTAAATTCCTCCCGCCAACCTGTAAGTTATTAACCGTACTTAAGGCTGTATTTGCTGTGTTAACTGCTGTACTTGCATTAGTATTAGCAGTATTTGCTGTAGAATTAGCACTGTTAGCAGTATTCACCGCATTACTAGCGTTTGTACTCGCTGTTGTTGCAGTTGTTTTAGCTGTGTTTGCTGTATCTAATGCGCTATTGGCATTGTTCAAAGCTGTGCTTGCACTAGTATTTGCACTATTAGCTGTACTTACTGCGTTACTTGCATTACTACTTGCTGTATCTGCTGTAGACTTAGCTGTATTAGCAGTTGTTTGAACGCTAGTTACAGTTGTATTCATATTATTAAAGGCAATGTCTAAAGTCTGTCCGGTTAAATCTATTGCTACTTTACTAGCTTTTATAAAGTTTGTATTAGTACTTGCGTTAAATCCAGTAACAAAGCTGGAATAATTAATCTGTTGTGAACCTATGGCGCTATCAGCAACCATATTAGTCTTTATTAACTTATCTGCTATAGCATTTGCCTTTACACCAGTTCCATCTATAAGGGTTGTAGTTCCATCACCTGCTACCAGAATAAAATTAAAATTCCCCTGTGCATCCTGTCCCATTTGAATTCTAACTTTACCATTCTTATCTTTAAACTGTTGTGTAGCTCCCGCAATAACTAAGCCACCATCAGCACTAGAAACACTAATCTTATTTGTATTTAAAGTACCTGCGTTAATCTTAGTTACATCTAAGCTTTCTATCATGGCATTTTTAATAAAACCATTATCTACTGTAACCTTACTACTTGTAAGAACTAAAGATTGAATATTGGCACTTGTAAGGTTTCCATTAACAAGAGTTTTTATATTGGCTACATCTGTACTAAGGTTAGATATAGTTGCTTTAGCTGCAGTTAAATCTGCAACGTTAGCTTTATTTATTAATGCACTATCTATATTTGCTACTGATACGCTTAAATCTGACACTGTTGCCTTAGTTGCAACCAAATCAGCTATTGTTGCGTTAGAAATATTAGCATAATCAATAAGAGCTGTATTTATAGTTGCTACGTTAGCATCTAGTTTATCAATTCTAGCTGAATTAGCTTGCAAATCAGCTATATTAGCTTTATTTATAATTGCTTTTTCTGCTATTAAAAGCTTAACAGATAATCTTTCTATATTCTTATTAGCAGAGCCACTAGCACTAAAAGAATTTGAGTTTTTAGTTTCTCCTTTTGCGCTTGTTTCTGCACTAAGTCCACCGTTATAAGTTAACTTATTAGCATATACAAGAGCTTTCCTTGTTACATTATTTTTATCTACTAATGTAATAATATCCAAAGGATCTAAAGACAAATCCCCTTGCCACTTTAGAGTGTAGCCTAAGTAAGAAAAGTTTTTAAGCTTATTATAGATATCATTAAGAATAGATTGCGTTACCCATGGATTCTCAAACGTAAGCTCCATACTATCACTAGATAAAGAGCCTACGCTTATTGTGTTTTTATCATTTACACTATCATAATTATCACTTTCAGAACTATCATTATCGCTATTACTTTTGTTTTGACATGTAATCATTCCAATTTTATAAGCCTGGTCTTCTAACTTGTAACCAGTAGAAAAATAATTATCTGCTGTTATAGTGCAATCAACTTCATGAGGATATATTATTGTAAATTTATTATCTCTTGTTATATATGCATTACCACCACATACACTTGCTACATAAGCTAAAACCTCTCTGCATGTATAACCTTCTAATTTAGTTACTGTATAATTTGGTATTGTTCCAGTAAATTCTACCCCTGTAATAGTTGCTAATTCATTTACTACTTCTTGTAGCGTTGGTGTATTTCCTAACTTGCTGAAATAACCAGTTTCAAATTTAACCATATTATCATAGCAAGTTAGTTTTACTGTATAATCTGTTTTACTAACATCATCAATATTAAAGGTTCCAAATGGAATATACTCTATAGAATTATTTATCTTAAGTCCAATTTCAACTTTTATTTCACCTACACTTGCGTAGGCTGCGCCATCATTTTTTAATGTTATATCAATGCTTTGAGAAACTGTATTTCCTATAGAAAAGCGATCACTAGGCTGTACAACTGTAGGCACTATTTGTATAATATCGCTATTATTAAATACTCTATTTCCTAGTGTAATTCTACATTCAAAACTTCTCGAAGGTTTTTTAATAAACGTTTTATAACTATCAGATACGTTATACACATTAAACCTCCTTTCCCTTAAGATTTAAGCTTAATTTATTCTAATATCATAAAATCTAATTCCATTAGCTCTCCTGGTGTAAAATCGACATTAGAATTAAGTAATTCATTTATATTTATTTCTCTTACATCAAGATCAACTTCTATATCAAGCAATTCATTATATTTTTCATTGCACTCATTTTCTTTTTCATCACTTGGAAATAAGATTTTATTCCCTTCTGTTTTTACTTCTCCATGTTCATTTTTTAAAGCATAATCTTTTATTAATTTTTGTTTTTCGCTATCAACTATTTTAAGTTCTTTATTTATAGAATTAATATTCTTAGCTATAGCGTAACTCACTTTAACTGGTAGTTGCTTATTAGATAGCATACTTAATACTTGTACTTTACTTTGTAATTCTCTATTTGTAATTTTCATTTATATCAATCCTTCCGAAATTATTTTCTAAAATAATAAAAGCACCCCTTAAAGAGTGCTATAGATTAATCTGTAGTTGTAGTATCTGATGTGGTTGTTGCTGTTAATTCATCCTGTGCCGCATACACTAAACTTTGAAAATCGGATATATCTTTTCTACATTCTGTTTTATTAGCTGTATAAACGCTAGAATTAGTAATTGAGGTAGAAATATTTCCTGTATTACTTCCATCCGTAGAAATACTTGCACTCATAAACAAGGCTTGTGTCTCTCCCACCATTGATGTTCCTGTAATTGTAATATTCTTATTTGTTTTTAACATAATTAATCACTCCTATTTCTCTATAAAATTCATTTTAAGACCTTTCCATCTCATTTCTTGGCTGTCTTCATCAAATAAATATGCAGGTGCTGTTCTATCTCCTACATACATAGTTTTTGTTATCATACCATCTTTAGGATCTGGAAATGTACATTCAAAAAATTCAGCATCCACAGCATTTAATAACGTTGATGTTTCATCTTGGCTTAATGGACCCCATTCCATTTCTAGCTTTCTCTTTTTAGCTATTCTATCTCTTATTAATTCGCCATTTGCATTTCTGTTTGTTTCACCATCTATGTCGTTGATTGATGGTTGATATGTTTTAGGAGCAGTAATCTCTACTCCATTAACTTTAAGCATTAATTACCACTCCTTTAAATTGGTATTACTGTAATCTTTCCTTGTCTTTGTGCCTTTCTTAACTGGTCTATTGCAATCTTTCCAATAACATCACTGTCCAACATAAAGATTACATCTCCACTACTGTTTTGAGTTGATCCTGAAGAATTATTTGCACTACCTATTTTCCCTGCAATCTTTCCAGCTAAATCATTAATCCATCCAGTATTATTTTCTAAAGGCATTACAGCTTCTTTACCTGCTTCACCTACCATTGCCAAAGTTGGACTATCTATTATACCCCCAGTAGCTAGTTTAGGAATTGAATCAATTGTGTCTAAATGAACACTCCAACTCTTTCCACCTACTCCCGGAATCCAATCTGGAATATCTACATGTATCTTATTTAATGCTCTAATAGCTGTATTAACTCCAGAAATTAAAGTATTAAGAAAACCTATAACCGCATTAACTGGTGCCCTTGCAAGATTTTTCAATCCATCCCATATATCACCGAACTCTCTTACTATATTACTCCATGCACTACTCCAATTTCCTGAGAATGTTGTATTAATATAGGTTACTATACTATCCCAGATTCCTTGTGAGGTTGTTGCTATTTCATTCCACTTTCCTGATAGCGTGGTTTTTATTGTGTTCCACAAACCCGGCGCATCATTATTTACCTCTGTCCATTTATCATTTATATATTTCTTAATACTATCCCAAGTTTTTGATGACGTTGTTGTAACCTCTTCCCACTTTTTAGAAAGGGTTGTCTTAATGGTTTCCCAATCATCAGACGCATCTTTATTAACAGCGTCCCACTTTTTAGATACATAGTCTTTAATATCATCCCAGGTTTTATTTGATGCAGTTGTAATCAATTGCCACTTTTCAGCTAGCGTAGTTTTAATGGTTTCCCATTTGGTACTTGCATCGTTCTTAGTTTCATCCCACTTTTGACCTATATAAGTCTTTACTTCTCCAAATTTAGTTGAAGCACTTGTTTTTATCTCTTCCCATTTTTGTCCTAATGAAGTTTTAATTTCATCCCATTTCTGTCCTGCAGCTGTACTAATTTCTCCCCAACCTTGAATTAAAGAATCTTTTAATTGACCGTTTGAAGTTGCTCCTTCTGCCAACCATCCGATAAAATCAGCAATCCAACCTATAACTACTCCTAACGCTTCACAAACCAATCCAATAGCTGGAGATAATTCTTTAAACAATTCTGCAAAATCTTTAAAAGCATTTCCTGCCAGAACCATTACTAGCTTTGCAACTTGCTCAATTAATTGTACTATTCCATCAAATAGAGTTTTTCCTCCATTGTCCCAAATTGCTTTAAATCCATCCGCAAGATTTCCTATTCCATCAGAAACTTTTGTTGCAAATTGAATAATTGTTGGGAAAATATCGTCAGCTGCTTTTCCAAGACTTTCTCTAATACCTTGTCCTACATCTCCTATAACACCTAATATTTTTCCTAACGTAGATAATAAACTATCCATTAAAGCGTCGCCTGTTCCATTGCTTTCCCAAGCATTAGACCACTTATTGGCTATATCACTAATAGTTCCAACTATATCATCTAATATAGTCAAGATAGCGCTCGCTATTGTATCACCATTAGATTCCCAAGCCTTAGAGAAAGAGCTTGTAATATCCTGTATAATCCTTAAGCAGCCATTTAACAGATCTAGTATATCTTCAACTAACTTTTTACCTACATCTGATTGGAATGCTTTATTTAACGAATCTGCAACTTGACCTATTATAGTGAAGATATTTTTTAAGATTTCTAATATGTTAGTGCATATTTCTACACCTATGCCACTATTCCAAACATCTCTGAATACTTGACCTATAGTAGTTAAAAGTCTTAATATACTATCAAATGCATCAAATAAAGCTTGTACGACTTGCTTTCCTAAATCTCCGTTATCCCAAGCTGTTTTAAATGCTTTTGCTATATCTCCAATAATATTAAATATTACTTGCAGTAGTTTTAAAATATCAGTGCATACTTTTACGCCTGTTCCATTGTCCCAAACATCTAAGAAAGTTTTTCCTATATCTTTTGCTAATTGCCAAATACTATCTAATGCATATTTCATTGCATCTAAAGTGTTCTTGCCTTCATTGGCCCACGCTTCTTTCATAGGCTCAAAAATTTTAGACATTATATCTTTAAACTTTTTCACCCATTCAGCTGTGGCTGCTTCTATAGGACCCATGTTTGCCATAGGTGTAATTGGATCTACAACTCCACTACCTGCTGGTGTAGGAGTTTTTTCAGAAAGTTTATTTATTTCATCAAAGCCCATTAGTCCTGATTTTGCATCTTTGCCAGCTTTTTTAGCTGCACTTCCAGCACTTCCAAGAGCTGTTGCTGCTTTCTTGGCTGCTTTTTCTTGTTGTTCATAAGCTCCAATAGAATTCTGCAAATTTTGAGCAGACTTAAAACCGGCTTCATAAGTAGAACCAAAGAGCTGATTTATAAAACTTGCAATATATGCTGTTGCTGTTGCAAGTTTACTCATTAAAGCGTTTAGAGCAGGTAAAACAACATTATATATTGGAGCGAATGCGGTGTATAAGTTACTTTTAATCTGATTAAGGCTATTAGCAAACTGTTGGTTTGACATAAAAGCACTACCTAAAAAGCTTGTCATAGCTTCAAGGCCTTTCATTATAAGCGGTAATATAACCATCCATGTAAAGAATTGCTTTGCTATATTAGACATACCACTATGCATATTGTTCATATGTTTATTAGTTCTATTACATGAGGAACCTAAACTTTTCAGTGATTCTCCTAATTTCTTAGACATATTAGCAGTACCATTGGCCAGACTTCCAAAAGCTCCAGTAACTTTACCTAGCAAATTAAATTTACTTGCTGCTTCACCTGCGCCTTTGCCTGCTCTTGCTAATTTTGCATCCATATCTGCAAGTTTAAAACCTAATTTATCAGATTTATTAATAAGTCCATTTATAGCAGACTCAGTTCTTAATATTTGTTCTTCAAGTCTATTTTTTCTAGTTTCATTAAAAGTGTTAGAATATTGTTCTTTCAATCTTACAAGTTTAGCTTGTTGTTGTTCTATCTTTGCGTTAATAATATCTAATTCTCTTGCCGCATTATCAATCTGAGCTGTTAAAGCTTCTTTATCAACCGGAGGTCCTCTTGTTATAGTTTTGCTTGCAACACTACTTGTATTTGGCCTTGATATATCTACCTTTGGAAAACCTATAGATGGCATTCTTATATTCTTTAATACATCTAGAGCAGATATAAATGTACCTCTTATGTTTTGCTTCATCTTATCCAATCCACTTTTTAAAGAACTATTCATAGATTGCATATTCTTATTCATGCTTTCATTCATACCATCAAACATACCCTTTGTAGCATTGTCCATGGTATCTTTGAGTCTCTTCCCCATGGCATTACTAACTTTACTAATTTGATTAGCTAAGTCACTTGTAACCTCTAAATCAAGCGTAATCTTACCTACACTATCACCCGAGCCTGTACTTTCAGCCATTTAAACACCTCCTTCCAAATAAAATAAAGATGCTTAGATTTTTCTAAGCACCTCCAAACATTTTTGACATTATTTCTTGGAATTCTTTAGCCTTTTGAGCCTTTTCTTCTTCAGTCATTTCCTCTATAGGATTATTTCTATTTCTCCATTCATTTCTAATTTCATGTTGTTCTTTAGTAAAGTTTTTGAGCATATCTTTATCTTCTTCAGCACGAATAGAAACTATTTGCCCTAAAGGAGTCTTTGGCATTATCCCGCTCAATAATGTACAAAACTCCGAGAATGTCATATTATTTTCTTCTCGAAGTCTTATACCATATTGCATTGCAAAACTAGATTCTATTAAGTCCCAATCATCGTACAGATCGTACCACTTATTAACTGGGTGTATTTTCTTCCTGTTTCTTTTCTATTTCATCAAGTTCTACGTCTGCAATTGCAGCCATTATTGCATTAACTATTGCTATATATCCACTCATTTTTAAATCCAGACTTTTAATATATTCATTATCTTCTTTATTGAATGCAGTACCCAAAACTTTTGAAATTTGTTCCTCTTCTTTTAACTTCTTATCTTCCATATAAGCTTTTATCGCCATTGCAGCTGGAAAACTATCATTAATTTTAAACTCATGTTCCTCATCAATTTGCACTGTAGCTCTTTCTTTTGCATTCATAATTTTATTTACTATGTTGTACTTTTTACTCATTTATAAATCCCTCCTAAGGTGTTACTGTTGCTGCTGTATAGTTTGGTCTTCCATCACCTATTAATTCGAATTCCAAAGGCGCGACTTTACTTGAATCATCTCCACCTGGATTAGTTACATCAATTACGCAATCAAATTCAAGTTTATCTCCATTAGGAAATACTATTGCTGCTTTAGTACTACAATCTAATCCATCTTTCCATGCTGTAGCTGCTACATAATCATTTCCTGCATCTCCAACATTTCTTTTCCCCTTCACGCTTATAGAAAATCCTTTGCCTGTCATTAAAGCTCTTTCCCATCCTTTTGTAGTCATTGATGTCCACTTTTCTGTTTTTCCATCAATCTTCATAGAGAATGTTTCCATATCAGCTATAGATTTCATATCTGAATCAGTACTTGATTTTCCTTTTATACCAATCTTAAAATCAGTATCATAAACAGGATAAACTCCACTTTCAAATGTCATTTAACATTACCTACCTTTCAAAATAAATTACTGTTTCTATTACAAATTCAAAGACACCATTGCTATCAGTACCTACCGGAACTGGCTCCGGTGTCCTCATATCAAATTTAATTACTCTTTTTCCACCTATAGTGGCACTTTGTCCAAATAAAGAATTATACACTTCTTGAGCTTTCTGCTCTGCTGTATTAGAGTTTTTGCCCCAATGTATTAATATAGAAATAGCCTTAGTAGAATAGCTTGTATTAGCTAAACCACCTAAGGCTATGTTTGGCTTTGGCCCTTCAACTCCATATATTCCTATACATTGTTCAACTGCTCCATCAATCCTGCCAGTGTACCATTGAGGGCAATCTATTACTGTTTTTAAATAGTCTTTTACTTCACTTAGCAGCATTATTTCACCAATCCTTTACTAAGCTGTTTTAAGAACTTCATATAAGTTTCTATTACAAAGTTCTTTTTATCTCCATCTACATATGGCTGCATCCATTTACCACCTGCATTAACGTTCTTATCAGTTCTGAATTTATACTCAGGATGCCAATATAAGCGTCTAGCATATGGAGTATCAAAAATTATAGATGCGACCATATTTTCTATTTCAGAATCATCTATAAAACCACTATCCTCTAATGTTCCATGTTCCTTAGGAACTACAGCACTAGTTTTTATATCACTTAATAATGCTTCAACTGTCATTTTAAAAGCTTGTTTACTTGCTTTATCTAATTGACTAATCTTAGCTTTATCTAATTTAACAGTTACTTTTACGCTCATTGTAAATTCAACTCCGTTGAGAAAACTGAGCCATCAGGATTAAGTGGCCTTTCAGCACCATATATCTTTTTATTAGTTCCATTGACTTTAATATAACCTTGAATTGTTTTTCCTGGATTTATATCACCTTCAATAACAGCTTTTCCACTAAGCGTTATAAGTTCTCTCTGTGCATTTAATACTTGTTTTGTTTTATCAGTATAAATACATTTACCTTCATATAGTGGGGTCTCTTCTTCTCCATCTTCACCCATAACAGTACTTACGACTTTTATATCTGTCTTGGCTTGAAATCTAGGAAAAGGCAATTTCATTCCCATGCTTATAACCTCCTACATGTTAATCCTGTTTGATTAAGATAATTAATAACTTCTTGGGTAGTAGTTATTCCATTAACCTTATTAGCATTAAAATTAACAGAAATACTACCTGCGCTGAAACCACTTAAAGGCATGTCGATATATTCTCCATATTGCTCCACAAAGTCAGCATGGAGGCATACCGCTTTCTTGATTTTATCCTGTTGAAATGATGTTAGATTATCAAAGCCTTTACCTACAATTCTATTAAATGTTAAAGAATCAATCTGGTCTGATGCCCTTTCAAGTTTATTAGCAAGTTCATCATCTGAAATTATAGAGCCTTTAAAAGTGTCTTTGTAATATGTTTCATCTGTATACATATAAGATCACATCCTATTTAGTTTCTTTAAATTTTGATAAGATTGCCTCTTTAGTAGTTGCATCCCCTAAGTCAACTTTTCTATCAGCTGCATATGCTTTTAACTGATCTACTGTCATTGCAGAAAGTTTCAATTCTTCATTTTCTTTTTCAAGAGCTGTGCATTTATCCTCTAATTCTCTATATTTATCGTATGAAATAGATTTACCTAATCCATTCTCAACAACATTTCCTTCATCATCTGTAATATCAAAGCCTTGCTTCTTATAACTATCCTTCTCAGTTTCAGTTATTGTATAAACTTTATTCCCTTTAACTGCTTTCATCTAAATCCCTCCTAAGCTTGTACATTCATGGCAACTCCATCAATTTTCTTTTCGAGTAAGAATAAGTCACCAAAGTTTCTATTTTGATATAAATAGCCATCTGCTGTTCTTGAATCTGTTCCAGGTGTAAATAGCTTAATGTAAGAATATTTATCTCTGCAAACAACACATGATGGATGAATTAATATGAAATTAATTTGTTTTGCTGTTAGATCTGCAACACAACCATCGGTGAAATTGTATTTGGTTTTCATTCTAGCCGCCGGAACAATCTTTATATCTACATCATCTAAACTGTAAATATTTCTATTGATACTATTAGGAGTTGTTATCATAATAGTTCTCTGCATTCCTTCCGCGTTTTTTACAACCTTATTCATTGAAGGGGTTATATATAGCACTCTACCTTCTGAAGGAACTCCTGCTTCATCCATCTTAGCCATAAATTCATCAAATATATTTAAGAACGTAGCTGCATCTGCTACAGTATTATCAATTGTGGCACCATAAGTAACTGCTTCAGCATTAAGTTTTGAGAACCTATAACAATCTTTTTCTGGAATTGCTTGTTCTGTTTCAAAAGTGTTTTGGATATTTGCAGTTGATAAAGTCAGATTAGTTTCATCAATGTCCATTGGATCAATCCAGAATTCAATATCTCTATCATGAGAAAGTTTCTTTGCTTCCCAATCATTTGACATAGTTCCAGAATTAAAGCCTGCTGTTCTTGTATGATCTTTATAACCACTTAAAGACATTCTAGGCAATTTAATTACCTGTGCATTTATGAATTGCACTCCTAAATTTGATTTTGTTAAATCATCAGATTTCGATTCTATAGCATATTTTTGTTGTAATAAGTCTGTAAATTGTTCAGCATAATCGTATACTGGCATGTAATCATCTCCTTAAAATTAATTATTTTATTCCAAATGCAGCCTTTAAAGCTTCTTCATTTGCCTTACTCCCTTTACTTCCTGGGGCTCCTATTTTTTTAAATCCCTTTTGTTCTTCTGTAGCAGCTTCCCCTTTAAAATGAGGATATTTTTCTAATACCTTGTCAATTGCTTGATCTATAGTAACATCATCTGATACCATAGCTTTAGCCAATACAACAACATCATCTACAGAAGTAGCATTAACGCCTTTAGATAAGCATGTAACCTTTGTTTCAGCTAATAAAGCTCTTTCTTCTGCTTCTTTTGCCTTAATTTCGGCCTGTGTTAATTTTTCATTCTTCTTTTCATCCTCAGTTTTTTGACTATCTTTCCACTCTTGATAAGCCTTAAGTTCCTCCTTTGAAAGTTGGCCCTTCTTTTCTCTTGCAAGCCTGTCTTTAATCATTTTATCAACATCTGCTTGAGTAAAAGTCTTATCTTCTCCTTTCCCCCCTTCACCTTCTCCATCTTTATCGGTATTTGTATTACCCTCTCCGCCTTCTCCAGAGCCATCACCTGCACTTCCTGCACCTGCTCCAGCATCAGCTTCCATTAGTCTACTCATACCTAGCCTTTTTCTTAGATTTAAATTTCTAACAAACATAAAATACCTCCATTTATAGCCTGTCGGCTGTTAAATTCCATACGCAGTTTATAACGTCTTAAGCACGTTTTGGACAAAATAAAAAAAGCCTTATTTCTAAGACTTAATTAAATCTAAATTTATTTCCATAAAATCCAAAAATCAATCCAAGTTTTAATAACCTTAGGAACTTGTTTAAAATCATAAAACCATTTATTCATTAATTCTTACCTCTTTAAATTTAGGTATAATAAAAGCACTTACTATTTATTACTTAGTAAGTGCTAATCTTCTATTGCATCTTTGGCCCATTGTATATCTTGTTTTATATCAATATTAGGATATTTCTTTTGAAGATCTTCTAGAATATTAATAAATTCATGACTTTGAAAATTATATGATATATCCTCATAATATCCAGCCATATATTCAATTTGATGTTCGTTACATTCATCATTTAGAAATTTTCTTGTTGCTTCAATATCTTCGCTTAGCATATCAACTATTTCTTCCCAATACTCATCAAGATTAGGAGACGCACCATGTTGATTCATAGATTCAATATACTCTAGATTACTAAATATTTTATTTTTATCAATCATTATTATTACCTCCTATCATTCTTTGAGTTTCATCTGGAAATATAGTTGTTATTTCTCCTTTAGCAAGTTCATAACATACGCCAACTGTCACACCTTTGTAGTTTGCATATTTAAATATAGCTGATACATGGCCATCTATATGTTTCTGTTCAATAATATAATCTGATTTATTCTTTAAGTTTGCAACGTAATTTGCTGCATCTTCTATATCTTTAGAACTCCAGTTTTTAGGAAACCATGCTTGACCAGTTCCTACTTTCTTTGCTTTCATTTTATGTGTTGGAATATTACCAATTCTTACACCATTTTCATATTCTTTAACTATATTATACCCTATTCCTCTACTATTTAAAAGCTCTATTCCGCTCTCTCCATGCCCCCCATTCTTTAACCTTATTTCGCCTGGACTAACCTTTTTAGGGTTTTTAGGATTTGTGAAATCCCCTTCATTTGCATGTCTTAGAGTATCACTAGGTATATCTAAATATTTATTTTGGTTTAATAAGCCATTATCTTCTTTATTAGTTATAGGAATTTTATTTTCTTCTCTTTCTTGTGCTCTTCTAAGCTCTGGATGTAGTTTTAAGAAACTCTTCAATTCTTTTTCAAGTTGTTTAACTTTATCTTCAGCATATTTTAAGTTTCCTTCATCACAAGATCCTGCTGCAATACGTTTATACTTTCTAATTTCTCTTTCCATTTCCCTCTGCTTTTGTTCAGCCTTATATGTGTCAGCTGCTTCTTTTTCATCTGGTGCTTTAGGAATATTTGTAATACCTTCAAAGTAAGTTGCTAATGTATGTCTACAGTTTGGATGTAATAAACCTGCCTTTATGGCTTCACTAAGTAAGGGATATTTCTTACTATATTCAGCTATATACTCTTGGCTAGGATGACTGAATACATCATCAACAAGAACTTTACCTTGCCATGAAGCACACTTAGGGCATGTATTAGCATGAGCGCTTACAACAACTAAATGAATACCAAATTCATCACGCTTCTTTCCTTCTCCTAATAAGGTAGCTCTATGATTTGCTGTTCTTAAACACATTTCTGCATAACTTACAATATTCATCTTTGAACCATTACTATATGTAATACTATCAATACCTTTATTAAGAAAATCTTTTGTAGCCATATCTATAGCTTTATATACTGTTGTAGCTCCACTTTGAAGATATACTTGACTTTTAAATATTGTTTGCCTATACACATCATCCATCTTACGCAAAACAGATGATTGAGCTTTCTTTAAATCATTTTTTACACTCTCCTGAAGAGTTTCAAGTTTCCTATCATTCATTTTAAAGAAAGTATTATCTTCTTGTACTGGTGATTTATGACCCAACATTGCATCTATATAATTTCTTATCTTTTGCTGTTCTTGTATATCATCTGGGATGTTTATCTCGGCTTTTCTATGACCAAAAACAGATTGTATTCTTTTTACTACTTTTTTTAGTAAATTTACGAATCCACTTTCTGCATCTTTATATTTTCTTCCTATCTGTTCGTCTACTGATTTTAAAATGGTTTTAGAATACGAATCAGTTATTTGTTTGTTCTTCCTCCTGTAAGCCAATAATGCCCTTATTTTCCCTCTTTGCCATTGTTCCCATTTAAAACCTTCTTCTGATTCCTCTTTTTCATGATACTTAAATGTTTTTTTCATATTAGCAATTAAGTCTAGTTCCATTTGTCTAAATATTTCGCCAATATCATAGGGTTTATCTTTATCATCCTTATTCATCTAAATCACCATTATCATTATTTAGGTCTTGATTATCATCTACAACTTTTGGCTCTTCTGCTTGTATATCTCCATTCTGTTCTTTTATTCTCTGCACTTCTAAGGCTTTCTCTTCATCTGTCATTGTATCTCCATACATTTCATCAACTGCCTTTTCTATTGACATTACTCCGTAAGTTTTAGCTTTTCCTACTATCTCAACAACATTATCAAATGAAGGTGATGCATATTCACCAAATGAAATTGAAGCCTTATATTCTCCAGGAACTTTATTATTCATAGTATCATTAACTTTTAGTACTATATCGATTAAACTTGGAATTACATCTGTAAGAATTTTTACTATTTTACCTCTAGTATAAAGAGTTGCTTTTTCTTTTTCTCTTTGAGCTTCTGCATTATCTGTTTTCTTTAGATCAATTCCTAATGTACTAGGGCTAATTATCCCTTGAAGACACATATCAATAGCATTTGAATAACTCTCAACATATGCCTCATAATTTATAGTAGCTTGCTTCATGTCTATCTGATTTTTTGCATCTTCTGACATATCTGAACCAACTTTTATAAATTTATTATCAAATGGATTTGGTTTTAGTAGTTCTCCTGTTTCATCATTTTTAGGAACTAGGTTTTCAGGGATATATTTCATAACCCTTCCATCTCTAATTGCATCTATCCACTGACTTATAACTTCGTCTAATGCATCAAATGAATCGCTCTTACTATCAAATAAACTTTTACCTCTACCATCCCATTTAGATGATTTAAAGAACATTAAAGGAATACCCATTATAAAGTCACCTTTGAAAGTTACGTCTTCCAAGTCTGCTGTATCAGGAATAATACTCAGTGGAACTTCTTTTCCATATGCATCATAGAGATTATATTTAACATATCCTTTTCCATATGACTCTATTAATCTATAAGTTTTTGCGCCATTTTGGTATAAGTTTGAGAATTGTATTTCTTGAAGTCTGCCTCTAGTATAAACATACTCAGCATTCTCGGCATCATAAAACTCAATTATCGGATACTCGGATATAGTTTCATCAATGCTTATTTTAAATGCTCCATCACCAGTAACAAGTGCCTGAACAATTGCATTTTCCAATAAATCCTCGAATTTATTTTCTTCAGCTATATCAACCCATGTTTCATTATCATCTGAACCATCTATTTCTATCTTATCTATGTCAGATGTAACAATTCCAGCTAATGTGTTGACCATTATCTCTGGCAATCCTGAATGTATCTTTCTAATGCTTAAATCCTTACTTGGAGTTGCAGACCAAAACCTAGCTTTATTTACTGGATCATTAGATATACCTTTAAAAAATTGGTCTAATTCAAAGGGTTCACCTCTAAACCAAAGCTTATTTCTCAATAGATTGCTTTCAAATGTATAAGCTTCTGTAATAGTTACTTGCATTTGCATAGCAGGCTGAACATTTAAATATCTAACTGCTGCTTTTGTTAACATATCTTTAAACCACCCCATTTCTATTCCTCCTTATAGTTTCCTATCATCTTCCTAAATGGTATCCATCCATATTGACCAGAGTTAATTGTATGGTCGTTTGCATCCTCTGGCTCATACTTATCTTCTTTCCAACTATAGATTTCCATTTCTCTTATATGCTCTTTGCAAGTATCAACAACATAGTAATAAATTTTGCCATCAGTATTAATCCAACCAAGCATAGTGTGTATTCTGTCTATAATCTCAAACTTCTTATATGAATTAACAATGTTATAAAGGTTTGGATTATGTCTCTTATACTTCTTAAGCTCCATTATGGTTGCTTGGTCTGCAGAATCTACAAATACATCTCTAGCAAATCCCCATTCTTTTCTATTCTTCTCTAAGAACTTAAAGAACTTAGGTGCAATATCCGAAGGTGCTAATGGTACAGTTAAATCTTTATTGCTGTATACTTCTTCATCAAGCATAACTAATTCCTTATTATCCGTTATACCTTGGAAACTCATAGCGAATGTATCAGGACTTTTCTGAGAATATGATGTATCTAATGCTGCAGTAAACTGAACAAAGCGCATTTTCTTAGCCTGGTCTTTTATAATGACATTGTGCTTTCTTTCAAAGTTAGAGAATATTAATCCTGTTGCTCTACCTCTAAGGCCCTGTATTTTATTCTTGTATAGTTTAGTTCCTTTAGGCGCTGATCGTTTTTTCTTTTCAATGTCTTCATCTGTCAAACTAAGATTGTCATAAAAAGTAAAGAACCAATACCTCCATTTGGGTACTGGTTCTTCTTTTAGCTCCTCTATTATTTCTTTTGGAACATCATCTTTATACTTTTTATATGGTCTTGAGCGATTAATAAATTCTGAATAAACTGGCAAGCTTGGATCATCAGGATTAAGTGTTGCAAGTAAGTAATCATTTCTTGTTGATACTTCTTCTATAAATTCTATATCGGCAGTGTTGATTTCATCAATGTAAACACAACCAAATTGAGAACCTAATACCAACTTCCATTTTTCTTTATTATCATAACCTAATACAAATATTATCTTATCTTCGAACTTTATATGTGGTATTTTATAATCTTTATCACCATTACCACAATATCTTGCTTTCCCTTTGTGTATATCTAATATTCCATTGTCTTGCTGTATGATATTCTTCTCTGCTGTTCCTGTTGTTTTTGAAGCAATGATATGTAATTTCTTATTACTTTTACTTACCATTAGCATGAACTTAACACCTGCACCTACAGTTGTCTTTCCACTTGCTGTTGTACCTTCTAAGAAATCTGCATCCACATTCTCAGTTGTGTTGATAAAGTCGATATATTTTTCAGATAAAGGGAAGTTATTCTTCAAGTCCTTTACCTCCTATTTGTTCTACTATATCTGCAAACTTTTCAGACTTACCAATATTTAAATCAACTTTATCAGTAAACATTCCAAGATGTTTTCCCAAGAGCTCTAGAGCTTTCATCTTATCAGCAAACTTAACTTCTCTTTCAACACCTTTGCCATATGCAGTTGGAACTGTCTTTATTTTAACTGATTGTATTGTTGCTAGATCATCATCAGACGCATTCTTATTAACCGTTGCAGTATTAACATTAATTACATTTGATGGCTTTAAAAGTGCTATCCTTGCTAATTCTAAAAGAACTCTATCCTGATTTATTCCTGTTCTTTTAGAACGTTCTGCTATAGCTTTATCAATGCATTCTTTAATTGCTGGCTTTTTTAATAATTCATATCCATGATCATTTGCATATTTGGCTGAATACCCTGCCCTTATTGCTGCTTGTGTGACATTAAGGTCTATTAAATATTCATCACAAAACAGCTTTTGTTTATCTGATAGTTTGGCCATAATGCCACCTCACTTTCTATTTAGAGTTATCTTAAAATATCTTTTAACTATTCTAAATAAATAATATCATGACACATGATATTATTTATAGTTTCATCAAATTTTGAACCTATATTTATGGTTTCTTGAAAAACATGAATCAAATCTTCAATTGAAGGTTCCAAATTTTGTTTTCTAAGTTCTTTTAATCTTTCTTCATTCAATTCTATAAAGGTATTCAAATGCTCCTCTTTTCCCAAATGGGTAATCTCAATTCCACTTTCTTGATTGCCTAACTCTTTATATGATTTGTCCTTTGATGAAATACAATACCTCATTCCCCTAAATTTAAGGCCATCAAATCCAACTATTATACTACATATATCAAAATTTGAAGACAGCATGGTATTACTAATATATTCCCCATGCTTGCTATTCAATATATTAATAATATCTGTGTATTCAAAATTCCTAATAACATCTTCATTTATTTTTAGTTCATTTGTTAAAAATGGACTAAAAAATTCCACATTGTTTTTTACGTCTCCAGTGAAACCAAAAATAATATTATTTGATGACCTTAATACTTTTGCAATCTTGCTCTTAGAGCCATCTGGTTTCTTCAGATTTGTATCTCCACAAACTAATGCGAAGTGCTTATTATCTAAAAATACATCTACTAAACTCATAATACTCCCTCTCTTTCATATACCTAATATTATACAAAAGTTGGCATATTCCTTCTTTATCTACCAAATATAAATAAACCAGTAGATACTATATATTCTCAGACCATGGAGGGATTCCACATCCTTTCAAAATATATTTTTTTTGTTTCTACTGGTTTATTATCATGTAATTAGGAGGGCTTAAATTCCTCTTTCGTTTTATTATCGTTATAACTCAATTATATCATATACCTTGTCAAATTCTAGGACATAAAACGGACATTTAAATCTATGCTCCTATAACCTTGATACCAAATACCTCAATAGCAAATGCTCTTAGAGCTTCTTGCTTTAACCGCCTTATGTGTCTATCCGAATAGTTAAAGTCTTTCATCAATTGCTCTTCTGTATATTGATCAATGAAATATCCTTTTAATACTTTGTGGTATGCTTTATTGTTATTCTCGAAATTATTAAGCACTTTATCTATTCTATTTACTGTCTTAAGTGTTGATTTATATTCACTTTCTGCTCTAGAAAGTCTAAACATCTTATTAACTAATTCATCATCAGCATTAATGCAACCACTTCCTTTTGGCATATCTGAATATGGAATTGCTTTTATAGATTTTATATCAACCTTAAGCTCTAATATTTCATCCTTCAGATTATCTAATGCTGATTTTAATTTGTCATAGTTCTTTAAATATTCGATTGCCTCTCTTTTATAATCCATATATACACCTACTCCTTTACATCAATTTCAATTCCTGTTTCTACGGTCCACTGTCTTTCACTTATTAGTTTATCTTTATGTTCAATGTTAATATCTTTAATTAATAGAGGTTCATCAAGATCTAAAGCTTTTCTATGGCAACGCCACAAAATCAAAATACACATCTGTATTAAGTCAAATGTTTCTCTTATAATCTCCTTTAGATTAACTAATGTTTTATCTATATTGTATTTTTCTAAAGCTTCTATAACTTCGCTATATTCCTCAGTTAATTTAGCTGCTATCTGATTAAGTGACAATGTTGTATTATCTATTTTCAAATTATCATTTTTACTTAAAACATGCATTAATAGTTTCATCCCTCTTTTTTCCTACCTTTCATTTATTTTTTCATTCCAAGCCTATCTACTTTTCAAGATGTGTACAATGTTAACACATTTTCTCTATATATACGTATACGCGTATTAGGCGTACGCGCGCGTACATGTATATGTCTATTTATATAAATAATAATATATAATATATTTATGTTCACATTGTACACAGTAGCTTTCAAACCATTATGGTTATCACGTTTATTGCGTGAACAAAGTATGTGAACAAAGCAAAAAATCCAGTTCACGTTGTACACGTTGGTATAAACTGTAAAAAATAATCTTGTACACACCTTTTCAGCCTAATCGCATTAATTTTAAAAGTTTAATTATTTTTGTTCACATTGTACACTTGCTATTTTTAATCGTGCTTTTACTGCTTCTAAAAGTACATTTTGATTAATTTCTTTACTACTTAATGCTTTTATTACATCTTCATCTACTGTATTCTTGGCTATAATATGGTGAATAATAACTGTCTTCTTTTGCCCTTGTCTGTGTAATCTAGCGTTGGCTTGTTGATAAAGTTCTAAACTCCAAGAAAGTCCAAACCATACAACGATATTCCCACCATATTGAAGATTAAGACCATGACCAGCTGATGCAGGATGTAATAAAAGTATTGGTATTTCCCCATTGTTCCATTTCTTAATATCCTCTTTACCCTCCAATACTTGACCTTTAAGCTTATTATCCTTCAATGATTTCATAATCCTAGCTAAATCATGTTTAAATGAATAGAATACTAGTACTGGTTTGCCATTAGCTGCTTCAATAATATCTAACAATGCATTTAGCTTTTCCTCATGAATCTCTACTACTTCATGATCTTCTGAATAAATTGCGCCATTGGCAATTTGAAGTAATTTGCCTGTTAATACTGCAGCATTAGTTGCTGTTATATCTTCACCATCCAGTTGAATTATTAAGTCTTTTTCGAGTTCTTTATATTTATCCTTAGCACTCTTAGGTAGATCTATATAAATCTTATTATCAATTCTTTCAGGTAAATCTAAATAATCCTTAGCCATCATTGAAATGCATATATCAGATATTTTATTATGGATTGCATCCTCTGCACCTTCTTTAAGATTCCAGTTATAAACTATATGTCGGTTTCTATCACCTGGAACAAAGTATTGCTCTCTATAGCCTGTGATTGTTCTGCCTAATCTTTGACCACCATCAAGTAAATATAATTGTGGCCATAAATCTATTAATGAATTTGGTGCAGGTGTTCCAGTAAGTCCTATAATTCTTTTAAAGTACGGTCTTACTTTCTTTAGTGCTCTGAACCTCTTGGCCTTACTTGATTTAAAAGAACTTAACTCATCTATTATGCATGTGTCCCACTTCCAAGTTTTAATATAATTATCAACTAACCAAACTACATTATCTCTACTTGTAACATAAATATCCGCATCTTTTTTAACTGCTTCATCCCTTTGCTTTGGAGTTCCTAAGATAATTGATATTCTTAAATCTTTTAAGTGGTCCCACTTTTCCACTTCTGTGGACCATGTATCTTCTGCAACTCTCTTCGGAGCTATAACAAGAACCTTATTTGTATCGCCTAAGAATAATAAATTATCTATTGCAGTTAATGAACTAACTGTCTTACCTTAGCTAACCCATGCCCATATCCAAGAATAAACCTGCAGCATTATGTTCCATTACATGATTAATTGCATATTCTTGATAATTCCAGGGCTTAAAGTTCATAAAATCACCTTCTTTCTTTGAATTTCATAAGTTTAAATATATACCTTTAAAAAAATATTGACTATGATAAATTATCGTGATAAAATTAAAAATTAGCAAAAAAATTCTAAATGTGATATACTAAATATATTATTCAATTTAGGAGGAGATTTTTTGTTTGATATTGGAAATAAAGTTGTTTATCCAACCCAAGGAATAGGAATAGTAAGTAACATTGAAAAAAGAGAATTTAAAGGTGAAACGCAAGATTATTATAAGATAAAAATTTTTAATAATACTATGACATTAAGTTTACCAGTTAGTAGCGCTGGTGTATCAAACCTCAGATTAATAAGTGATTCAGAGGCTATAGATATAGGATTAGAAAGTATTAATAATGCTATGTCAGAGACGAACGAATATAAGGAATGTACATGGAAAGAGCGAATGGCTGCCAATTCAAAAAGGATAAAATCGGGATCACTCAGAAGTACTCTAGAGGTTATATATGATCTAACTCAAGTTAAAATAAATAGTAAATTAAATGCAACAGAAAAGCAGGTTTTAAAAAATGCGAAAGATTCTGTAATCAAAGAAATTTCTTATGCAAAAGAATTATCAATAGAAGATTCAACTAATTTATTAAATAATGCAATAAAATATTAATTAATTATAATAAGGTGATTTTGTATAACATAAGCTTAAAATCACTTTGCCTTTTCTTTCTATTTACATATTCAGCATTACTTCCTTAATAAACAACTCTACTTTTTCAACTGTATCTATACATTCAACTTGAAATCCAAGTTTTCTAAGTTCTCTAGCCCTATATTCTTGAATTTTTCTAGTTTTTTCACCAGGCGCCTTAAGTTCTATAAATATTACTTTACCACCAGGTAAGAGCACCATTCTATCTGGTACTCCTATTACTCCAGTTGGATTCCACTTATAAGCTTTACCACCTATTTTCTCTACTTGCTTTTTTAAGTATTTTTCAATTCTACTTTCTTCCATTTTTATTCCCTCACAAAGGCTCTTTGAGTTCCATAGGTCTTTCCAAATCTTAATCTACCATCATAACTTTTCCACCCATCAATGCCTTTTAATATATCATTTATTTCTCTTGATGTGATTTGTGTGAGCATCTTAGGATCCCCATTGAATAATTCGCACCATATTTCCATTACACAAGTTTTAGTTCTTGTAATTGTACCTTCTTGGCTTTCTCCAAAGTCTCCACCATGTATATAATTTCTTTTCTCTGCTATACCTAAGTTGTACCAGTTATCTGTAATAGGCTTATTTAAATATTCTTCAATGAGACCTGCTTTTGCACTTTCTTCTGAATGAGTTTCCTGCTGCTTCTTAGCTTCCTTTTCTTCCTCATAATTAAGGTATAAAGTTTCTCCATTATTAAATAGCTCTAAAGCTTCAGCCCATATCTGACCAATCTCATACTCTGTTAGATCTTCGAATACATTTTTATTAGGTTTATTTATTGCAATATCAACCGGCCAAAATCTTCTATTACCTGTTTTATCCCTTAAAAATTCGCGTTCATTACTTGTCCCAATAAATATACATTGTCGTGGAAATCTGCTTGTACGTCTTCCATAAGCAACTCTGTATATATCCTCAGTCTTACTTAAGAAATGTTTTGTTGCTTCAATATCAGCCTTTTTTGTAGCCATCATTTCAGCCATTTCTAGAATCCAAACCCCTTGCAATTGTTCATAAGCTTCCTTACCATTTACAGTTGTTAAACTATCACTGTACCAATCTTGACCTAATTTTTTAATAATAGTACTTTTACCTACTCCCTGTTTACCACTTAAAATAAGCATATTATCAAACTTAATACCTGGTTTAAATACTCTTGCAACTGCTGCAGTTAATACCTTTCTCGTTACTATCCTTACATAATTGTTATCTTCAGCACCTAAATAATCTATAAATAATGTGTCAACTCTCTTTTCTCCATCCCATATAATACTATTCAAATAATCTTTGATAGGATGGAATGAATGTTTTTCAAAACTTAAAGCTAATGCATCAGCACATTTTGCAGTACTTGAAATATGATAATATTTTTCTACAAACTCCCTAAGTCCAGAATCATCTGTGTCATTCCAATCTTCATTATTATTTTTATTTCTCCATGGGAGTTTACCTATCACTACAGCTCTATTTGAAAATTCATTGTAAGCAATCTTTCCTTTAAGTAACGGTTCATTCTCAATTATTAAAGAGAAATTACTTATTGTGCTTGCAAGTTTACCATTTAAAGTGTAAGTAAGATTATCAAGCCATTCTGTACTCATTTCTTCATCAGGCACAATAACGTCAAAGTCCTCTTGTGCCTTTTCCATACGCTCTCTGCCTATAGTTTCCTTAACCCTTTTATCATTAGCCGCAAACTCTGTCATTTTAGTAAATGAAGGTAATCTATTTGCAGGCGTATCTTCTTTTGCGTTATCATCTAATTCACCAAACTTATGAATCCTTATTAGATCGAATGCATTACACAAGATACCTGAGGTTGGATCCGTTCCATGATGTGAAAAGCTAAATTTATCATCATAAACTACAACTCCACCAGTTGTTGAACCCTCTAAATATGTGTACCTTGTATCGTCTGCACCTGCAGCATAAACATCACTTAAAAATTCTTCTATTGCTTCACTAATACTATAGGTCCTACAGAAAGCACCTATAACACCTTTCTTTTCTAATGGATCCTCTTGCTTCTTAATCGTTGAATTTAATTTTGCTCTAGCTCTTGAACTTTCTGGCCAATAACTTACATCCTGCCAACCAAATGTATATCTTTCTAAGATTTCATCAGGATTAAGCCAAGGTAAGTCTTGAACCTTAAATATATATTCTCCATCACTTGAAGTTGATGGCCAATACATTAATCTACATGGTTCATATGTTGTATCATCAAACTGATCTATTCCTAAATCATCAGCAACCATTCTAGCTATAGCTTGATATTCATCTGGTAGAACTGGACTACTTAAAGGGATCACAAGTCTTAATCTTTGGTTATCAGATGCATGAGTATGAGTTGAATACATGACCACTGAAAAATCCCATAATAACTCTATGCTTGACCAAACATCACCATTAACATAATCTAAATCGAGTGTCAACAAAGTTCTATTAGCAACGTTCTCAGCCTTTCTGCGACCATTTTTTAATGATCCTCCAACAAAACCTCCTACATCCTTGATTCTGTCTCTATCAGTCTTTGGCATCTTCTTATATTCTGCATAAGTTTCAGGTGTTCTAGTTGTATGGCTTAACTTTTCAACTAAGGCTGAGTAAAGCATATTTTTATTTTTCCATTGCTTTGATGTCCTACTTCTTCCAGTAGCTATTGCTATTTGGCCATCATATTTTACTTTTACTATTGGATTATCATTCAATATAGATTCCAAAGTATAATCCTCCTTTCTTGCATCTGTTATTAGTATTACGTATTAATATAATCCACTATCTAATAATTTTTCTAACTCTTCTGCCCATTTTTGCTGATTTGGAATATCTGATTTTTTATATCTGTTAATTACTGCTGATATAAACCTATTAAAACCGTAATTACAGTCACATATCATGTTAGCCAATTGTTCTATATCAAAACTTACATTATATGCTTTTTCATTATTCAAATGTTTATAAGAATCTACCATTAAAAATCCTCCAATCTTCAATTCTTTTAGTACGTATTATCTACATTTTAAGTAGTAATAACTTTCTTGAAATTTTTTAATTCTTCTATCTTTTTAACTACTGCCATAAGTCCATCACTTACAATCAAGTTAATTTCTCTGTCTACAATGCTTTTAAATGCTAATTCTAAGTTAGGATGATAACTTATTGTTTTCCACTGAGGTTCTACTATTTCACCATCTTCTTTGGGCTTAGGAATATATTTTTCTTTAACCACAACATTTAATACATCCAATGTTACTATCTTATATTTATCATTAATTGGTATACCAGTTGGTTCTTCATTTAATCCTAAAAACTCTAGATCATCCATTTTTTATTCCTCACTTTCTAAATAGACTACTGTCATTAAATATAAATTTTTGTCTTGGCCTGCCTTTAAAATATAATTCTGGATTTCTAACTTTCAGCATGTTTGATTCTTTTACTTGAAGAATAGCTATATACTCGCTTTTATAAGTTATATATGTGGACTTTCTTATACCTAATTTCTTATAATGTTGAATGCTTTCTCTCTGCCATACTACATCCGGATTATCTCTGAAATATTGAAAGGTTAATTCTTTTTTAGTCATAGTTAATTCCTTTTAATCCTTCATGTAATAACTGCATTCATAACCATCTGCTCTAAGCGGTAAGCCTTTTGCCCATTCAATTGATTCTCCGAATATATTGCATATTTCTTCAACGCTACCTTTGTCTTTAGGTACATCCATAATAATTTCATCGTGTACATGCATTACAATGTCATATCCTGATGCAGTAACTTTAAACATTGCCTCAGCTAAACAATCTCTTGCTACTGCTTGAACAATATTTTCTACAAGTTTTGGTCCATAAGTATCTAATCTTTTCCATTGCTTACTTGTTTGCTCCATCCCTTCATACGTTATCTTGTCACCACTAAAAGTCTCATGTGGTTCAATCTTTGGTCTTATATAGCTTAGCTTTCTTCCTGACGGTAATTGTATAAATAAGATTCCTGGATCATATATAAATTTAATCCCATGGTGCAATGTTACTGTTGTTTTTTCTCTAATGGCCTTTTTAGCTGCTTTATCACAATCCCACCAAAATTTTGTTATATTAGGGTTAGCATTTCTCCAATGTTGTACTAGCTCTGGAAGTTCTTCTTCTGGAATGCTCTTAGCTTTGTCCATTGATGCAAGAGCTCCAACACTTCCTCCATAACCAAGTGCAAGCTCTGCTATTTTTCCCTTTTGTCTTAAATCAGAACCTTTCTTAATACTTTCTATTGGAACATGAAACATTTGACTTGCTGAAGCTTCATATATCTTTCCATGAGTCTTAAAAACTTCTAATCTCCATTCTTCTCCTGCAATCCACGCAATAACTCTTGCTTCAATAGCACTAAAATCTGCAACTATAAACCTATTTCCTTCCCTTGGAATAAACGCTGTTCTTATAAGCTGACTCAGTGTATCTGAAACACTATCATATAAAAATTCAATTTGTTCAAAGTCACCGTTTCTTAATAGATTTCTAGCATCATCTAAGTCAGGTAAATGGTTTTGTGGAAGGTTCTGAACTTGTACTAATCTTCCAGCCCATCTTCCAGTTCTATTAGCTCCATAGAACTGCAATAGTCCTCTTACTCTACCATCATTACATCTAGCTACTTGCATTGTCTGATATTTCTTAATTGAGGTTTTACCCATAAGCTGCCTTAGTTCTAGTATTCTTTTTACTTCATATTTTCCTTGAGTCTCTGCATCTTTTATCAATGTTGGCATAATATCCTTATTTATACTGCCAACTGCATATCCTATCCTTTTACCTATCCATTCTTTTAATTGAGCAGGACTATTTGGATTAGATAGTCCTGTTAACTCTCTAGCTTCACTAATTAATCTTTCTTGGTATTGTTCATCACACTCAATAGCTTTTTTAATAAGTTCTATATCTACACCAACACCTCTATCATTAATGTGTTGGTCCAGTTCCCATAATTGCTGTTCTTTATCTAAAGTTTTATATTTACTTAACTTATTTCTTATATCTCTTTCAACTTCAACGTCTTGTTTACAATATAATTTAAAGGTTTCCCATTTGTCTGGTGCATGTTCTGGTAAATTTCTAGTTCTTTGGCCATTAGTTTTAGTTGGCTTACAGGGCTTACAAAAGTACTTAATTAAGTCTTTACCTTCCTTCATTTTCTGCTTATCTTCCTCAAAATGAAGTGCCTTACCAACCATTTCAAGTGAACTTGGTAAGCCCATTGTTAAGGCCTTAATCATACTACATTGCCATTCTTCTGGAGGGCACCATGTTTGCATAAAAAAATTCGATATTGCATTTCTTTCAAAGTTAGCGTTGAATGCTGACTTAATAATATTAGAATCATCAAGAGCATCTATAACTCTAAAAGGTATATTTTCATGGTTTTTAAAATCTACAATTTCTACTGGTTCATCATTGAAAGCATATGCAAACATCAATATTTCAAATGATGGGTGCTCACAATATTTATAAGCACCCACATCCTTAATATCTAAGTCACAATATGTTTCAACATCTATGCTTAGAATATCCATAATCTTAACCTAAGAAATCATCTTCTGCAGAACCTACTGCAGTAAAATCATCTTCTGCTCTTGTAAATCCTCCAAGTGGTTCACCATCTTCTAATTTTTGAACATTACCAAGACCTGCAGCTACACCTTTATTTCCATTGGCATTGTAAGCATAAAAGTTAAGAGTTAATCTACCATAGCAACCTGAATAAACTTCTGTTGCATCTAATATAGGTTGTACATTTGCATCTACTACACCAGGCTTGTTCTTAGAATTTGCATTTAAGAAATAGCATCCTGCATAAGCTTCATCATCTGGTCTTTCTGTATCTCCGTCTCTTAAAGGTGTTTTTAGTGTTGGTGGTACTTTTCCTCCCCACTTACTAGCTCCATCTTTCTTAGCTTGATCTGTAGCTTCCTTAATTGCTTTTAATGTTTCAGTATCAGTCTTTGGAATTATTACTGATACACTGTATTTAGGTTCATTTCCTTCTATTGCATGTGGCTCAAAAAGATGCGCATAACTTAATCTAACCTTTCCTGTAGTTACCTTTGTTCCTGTTCTTGTTGCTTTAACATTCATAATTTCATTCTCCTTTTTCTTTAATATATTTTTATTACTTTCATGTGTATTGTTTATTTTTCTTACTTCAAATCTCCACTTGTAAGCATCTTTGCCTATTTTCTTAAATAGCTTCTTTCGTGCTTTGTTCTTTGTTTCTTCGCAGATTCCAAATTGAAACGCTTTAGCATAAGTATTATAGATACCATACATATCAACACTTACCCCATAAAGTCTGCTTTAGCAGGATTGTAAGGCTCTCTTTTATCAGTTATAGGTGCAAAAGTTGGTTTGCCTGGTGGTTTCTCTATAAAGTCACCAAGTAATCTTTTAACTTCTTTCTTACCTATAGCTGTTTCCATGTTTGATATACCTGTAAGCTTTTTAGTGTATATAATGTTTTCTAAGAAACCTTGTTCAATTAATATTTCTCCAACTTTCTTTTCATCAGTCCATTTTCTATTACTTCTACCTTCAACAACTTTAAATCCTGGATATTCTTCACCAGATAAAGCTTTTTGAAGTGCAAAGTCCTCAATATCTGTTATCCAACTTGTAAACTCCTTAGCTCTAGCTAATACATCTGCTATTTCTGAATTATCTAATACACTAGGATCCGCAAACTCATACTTGGCCAATTCTAAATTTTTCTCTGCTCTAGCTTTACATACTGCTTTAGCTTTACAGAATTTACAGTGATCTCCTGCACAAAATTCTCCTTCGCCTTTTATCGCAAGTTCTGCTCTTGGTTTAACATATTCATCTGCCCACTTAATTAAATCTTCAACTGTCATTTCATCAGTACTTATCGAATCAAGTCTTGGTTGAATAATTGTCATTTTTACATTTTGAATATCATACAGAAAACTAAATTCTGTTATTGCTCCTAATGCGTATAGTCTCATTTGTGAATTATCTATAGCTGATACTTGAACACCTTTACCATACTTTAAATCACATATTTCCATAGTTCCATCTGCAATTATTACAAAGTCCCCAGTTCCAAATCCATCTGGAACCCATTGACTAAAATCTAACTTTTGCTCTACTATAGCTATTGCATCTGGAGTTGTTGCTTTTGCTGCAGCAACTTTCTCCATACATGTATCTGTATAAATCTCAACATAATCTGGCATATCATTTGTGTATAACTCATTATCCGTTATAAGCTTCTTTACCTTGCTGTCATAACTTCTTTTAGTTATATCTCCAAGTTGATATCTTAGACTTAATTCACCAAGTTCATGTGCTAATGTCCCTTCTTCTGCAAATATACTTGTCTTATTTTCAAATCCTTTTTCTAGTTCTACACTAGGTGGGCATTTAAGCCACCTATGCGAAGAACTTGCACTTAATACTGCATGTTTGGCCATTATAGCAACGCCTCCACATCCTTGTATGCATCTGCATAACACTCTTCTTTTAGATCTGGTAGTTTTGATGCTCCATACTTACTAACTATATTTTTAACTTCTGCAGACTTACCTGCTTTTATAGCCTTAGAACATATAGCTCTTACCATTTCCTTAGTAATTTTTGCTTCTGCTTCTTTATTTTCTTCTGTTACTTCTGCATCCTTTATTTGCCCAGTAGGAGTTTCATCTACTCCAGTTTCTTCTGCTTCAACATTAACTGCAACTTCCTTCTTATCCTGAACTTTAGATTTTTCTTCCTTCTTAGTTTCAGCTTTATCCTTTTTAGTCTTTTCAGCTGCATGTTTATCTTCTGCTTTATTCTTATCCTTATCTTCAACTAGCACTGCTTGTCCTTTACTAGTTACAAGCTCTTTAGCAGCTCCAAACATTCCAACAAAACTTAATAATTCTTCTCTTGATTCAAATTCCACATTCATCTTCATAATACAATTCCTCCAAATTTAGTTAGTTTTTATATTTAGTTTCCTAAAAAATCATCATCTTCGATTGGATTTTCAAGTGATTTTAGCTCTTTAAGAACTGTTTCTAATAATTCTTTATTTTTAACACTTACCCACCATTTTCTAGTTAATCCATCATTGAATGTTGTGTTACGATCACTGCAAACAGATATAGTCAACTTACTGCTTGCAGAATGATATTCAGCTTCTATAGCTAAATTTTGTGATTGATCTAACTTTATAGTTAAAATTAATATTTCTTGAATTATCTTAAGATTCTCTTCCATTAATCGAACCCTCCTAAGAACATTTTTTCTTCAAAAGCTTTGATATCTGGACTAATATTTTTAACAATCCATTTCTCAGCTTTCTCCATATGAATTTTGCTTTTCGAATATCTGCTAAATACCCCTATGCTGTATGAGTTGCTAGTCGGAACAACTAATATGTTACCTTCAACTAAATCGTTCATATCAGTAAAGTACGAGTATTCATGATCAAAGCTTCCTCTTGGAAATTTAATCAGTGCTACCTTATCTGTCACTAATTATCCCTCCTACTCCTCAAAATACTTCATCATACCTGGTGACAGATTCGAATCTATTATCTCAACCAGTTCTTCTTCATTAGATATAAAATTTTTAATATTTCTATTCTTCTTAAGATACCCTTGATATTCTAAAGAATTTAATATATTATTAGTGAATTTTTCTATGAGTCCACTTTCTCGTATATGCTCTGAGAAAGTTCCATCCTCAATGTAATCAATTATATTTGACTTGTATTCATCTGCTTCTTCTGAGTTAAAATCTAATAAAGCATTAACCACTTCTGCTCCAAGGTTTTCTTCTATGATATTTAATACATCACCATAGGACATAACAGTTTCAACTTCGTTTTTCATCTTTTTGTAAGTTATCACTTTTGGCATTGCAATCACCTCGTTTTGTGATATAATAAATTTGAATATTTTGTTATGCCATTTGGACTACTTTGGTCGGTGTCCTTTGGCTTTTTTCTTTGTCTATTTTTAAAATTATGCTTGCACAGCTTGTACATATCTCAATGAACTTCTTAGGTCCTGTAGTCTTACCAAATCCAATTCTATTGAATTTAATATCTTGATCTGTTGCTGCTAATATATCCTTAAACTGTTCATCAGTAGTCTTAGCTTTTAGCTCTATCAAAAATTTATAAACCACAATCTAATCCTCCAATGCTTCTATTTCTAAAGTTTCAGCTTTTGTATAATAATTCTTCGCTCCTTCTATAACTCCAGTAACTTTTACACTTTGTGCTTCTAACTTTTTAACAAGCTCTTCGCTATTTACAATCTCATTATCTTTCTCAATCTTATCCAATAAAGCATCAAGCTCTATTTCAGTTAGGCTTGTCTCGATTTCAATGTGCTTAAGTGAATTTCTAGTTTCATCAACTGATAGTTTGTACCTTGACATCCTCTATTCCCTCCTTAAATTTATTTTTCTGTTCCAATTCCTCACCATTAGCCCTTAACTGGTGTGTGGTTTATTTGCTAAGGCTCAACTATTAAATATTTATGTAATGCCATATTACATAAGGCTATCTAGCCTATTTATCTTATGCTTTTTGCAACCTTCTCTTGTAATGTTCCATGAGAATGCTTAGCCTTTTAGGTCCCAATTGCTTTTCTAGAATATCAATAACAACTGGTGTACTACTATCTATGAAAATTCTTTTTCCCTCTTCTGTCGTTGGGTAAAAAATTTCACCAGTTATAGGTTTTTGATTTTTTCTTCTTGGTGGTCTTCTTCCTTCCATATAATTTCCCCCTGAAACTCACACATTACATGATATGTTGCCACTTCATTTTAGTGCTAAATTTAAAATTAAAAGCTTAATCTTCTATATTGTATTTCCGTCATTTTTAAGCAAATTTAAATCTATTTCTAATGTTTTAGCTAGTAAAATCAAGTTTTCTGTGCTCGGGGTATATCGACCACGTTCGATATCTGATATGAAATTTCTAGATATATTTACTTTTTCAGATAATTCTTGCTGAGTTAATGATTTTTTAATTCTTGCTTTTTTAATAACTTCACCTAATATTTTTGAAACTTCATTACTCATTTTCATCTCTCCTTCCAATAATATTGTATTGTATTTCCGTCATTATGTAAAAAAGTATTTTACAGTATTTCCGACCATAATGGCGCAAGATAAAAAAATAGCTTGCTAATCCTCTCAAATGCTCATTTTTACTTGTATTTCCGTCATATTTTGTATTGTATATCCGACTTTTTATAGTTATAATATAATCATTAAGTCGGTTAACCCGACAATGGAGGTAAAAAGATGGACATTGGTGCAAAAATCAAAGAACTTAGGAATTCCAATAAATTAACACAAGTTGAGCTTGCAAAAAAAGCTAATATTTCTCGTTCATATTTAGCTGATCTTGAGAAAGATAGATATAACGCTAGCTTAGATACTTTAAAATCAATAGCAAATGCTTTAGATGTTTCAATAAACATATTCTTTGATGGTGAGACTTCTGAAAAAGAATCAAAGGACTATTTTTTTGAACAGTATTTAGAAAAACTTGGCTTTGAAATAATTTATGATGATGTAGACGGGTATTTAATTCTTAGTACATCCGATGGGCAGTATGAAATATCACCTATGGATTTAGATAAACTTCAAGAAAATATCGATTCATTTATCAAATTTAAAATATCCGAAATTACAACTAAATGCAGAAAATTTCCAAATGCTACAAGCAATGATATACCTATAGCTGCCCATAATGATTTTGAAAATGATGCTGAAGAACAAAGATTGATGAAAGAAGATTTAGACGAACTTTAAGGATGTGATTATTTTGAACCAGTTTGAACAGCTATTAGCTGAAAGTGAAAAAGATAATATTATCGTTATAGAAAAGCATTTTAAATCTAGAGCTAAAGGGTTGTGCAAGGGTAATAAAATTGGTTTAAGTAAAACGCTAACTACAATTGCCGAAAAGTCTTGCGTGTATGCTGAAGAACTTGGTCACTATTACACAACAGTTGGAAATATTATAGATAAATCAAAAATAGAGAATAGAAAAAAAGAAAATATTGCGAGAGCTGTTGCTTATAACAAATTGTGTAGCATCCCCATGATTGTTGAAGCTTATAAAAATGGTATACATGATAGATATGAACTAGTTGAATATCTAACTATAACTGATAAATTCCTTGATGAAGCAATAGAATACTATCGAAGCAAATATGGGATATATACTCAGTATGATGGTTTCATAGTTAAATTTGAGCCTAATTTTGGTATTATTGATCCAACTATTATTTAAATTATTATGAGAGGAGCCATAATTATATATGTCTAAAGTAGCAATATACTCACGTAAATCAAAATTTACAGAAGAAGGCGAATCCATAGAAAACCAAATAAACATGTGCATTAATTATATTAAAAACATTCTAAATATAAATGATTACGAGATATACGAAGATGAAGGATTTTCTGGTGGAAATACTAACAGACCTAAATTCCAAAAATTGATGAAAGATGTTAAAAACAATAAATTCACCCATCTTATCTGCTATAGGTTAGATAGAATATCAAGAAATGTAGCTGATTTTACTAATACTCTTGAGATATTAAATAAATATAATATTTCTTTCATAAGCATTAAAGAACAGTTTGACACCTCTACTGCAATGGGTCGAGCTATGATGAATGTATCTGCTACATTTGCTCAACTAGAAAGAGAAACTATTGCAGAACGTATAAAAGATAATCTTAGAGAGCTTTCTAAAACTGGTAGATGGCTTGGTGGCCCTCCTCCACTTGGGTATCAATCTATAGAAGTTGAAAACAATGATTCTCGTGGTAAAAGTAGAAAAAAACATACACTTAAAATCAATGAAAATGAAATCAATATTCCTAAAATGGTTTTTGAACTATTTATTAAATATAAGAGTTTTCAAAAAGTAAGTAGATTATTAGAGAGCCAGGGAATTTACAGTAGAAAAGGCCTTGTATTCTCTAGAGAACTTGTTAAGCAAACAATAAACAATCCTGTTTATTGTATTGCTGATAAAAAACTTATAGAATACTTTAGAAATAATGGTGCTGAGACCTATGGATCTGAAAACATAAATGGTATTAATGGTATAATGCCTTACAATCGCAGAAAAGATAATGGGAGCTTTAATAGTATTGATAATTGGATTATATCTATTGGAGAACATCAAGGAATAATCTCTGGTGATGTCTGGATTAAGTGTCAAGAAATAAGTAAGGAAATAAAAAAACAAGCTTCTAATAGGCAATGTACTAGTCAAGAAGCACTACTTAGTGGCCTAATTGTATGTTCAAATTGCAACTCTGGTATGGCTCCTAGGCAGAATAAAAGCGGTAATTATACTTATAGATACTATTCGTGTAATTTAAAAAACAAATCTGCTAATAGATGTGATAATGATGCTTTAAATGCTTATGACGCGGAAGACTATGTTATAAAAAAATTGAATGAATTAACCCCTGAAGATATAATTCAACATTATGAAGAAATGAAAAAAAAGCAGTATATAAAAATAGATAATCAGAATCAAATAAATGAAAATTTGAAAGAAATTGAAAAGAATAAACAAGCTATAAGTAATCTAGTAATGAAAATGGCATATTTAGAAAATGATCTTGCAATATTAGAACCATTCAAACTTGAAATAAAAAGGCTTTCAGATAAAAATATTGAACTTGAAAATACTATTAAAATGCTTGATTTAAAAAATGGAGAAATTGTTGATACATCTGAATCTTTAGATGAAATTCTAGAAAGCTTTAACACTTATAAGAAATTCTTTAATTTTACTAAGGATTTTGAAGAACGAAAAAGATTGATAAGAAGCTTAGTTAAGTTCATTACCTGGGATTCGAAAACGAGAAAATTAGATTTAATATTAGTTGGCTCAGATAGGGAACGACCAACTCCGGGTAGTTTGCCTTTAAGTGATAGGAACAGAAGAAATGGCCCATGTAGAAATAATTGCTACAATGGTATATCAACTTATGGAAAACGCAACTATAGAAGAGATAAAAAAAGCAGGACTTGCTGGGCATTATGCTGA